GTGCGCATTCATCGTACGCCGCACGCCCGGGACTTTGTCATCGTCCCGAACGCCGCCGCCCGGCACCGGGGCCTGTCCTTCACAGCGCGCGGCATCCTCGTTCACCTACTCTCCCTCCCCGACGGCGCCCGCGAAGACGTGCGCACCCTGGCGGACCGCAACCCCGGGGTTGGCCGCCGGGGCGTCTCCAAGGCCGTCCAGGAGTTGGAGGACGCCGGGTACTACTTCCGCCGGACAATCCGCGACCCGGAGTCGGGCCGCGTGTTCACGGAGACGTTCGTCTACGACACCCCGCGGGATTCGCCGCTTCCCGCGTCCCCGGGAACCAGTTCTCCCACCGCCGGGAACACGGGAACGCTCCCTTTGGGAGTAAAGGAACTCTCCTCTAAGAACCTGGAAAAGTCCCTCCCCTCCCCTTCCGTCTCCAAGGTGCAGGCCCCGGCCGCTCCGGCGCGGGAGGGATTCCAGGAGGATGACGTCCCGACCCAGGAAGCGGCCCAGGTGCTGGCCCGCCTGGAGGTTGCGGACGCTCGTCTCCGGCTGTCCCAGCGTCAGATCCAGGAACTGGTCCCGTTGGCTGTTCAGTGGCTCCGGAACGGCGCCTCCGCCGTGGAGATCGTGGACGCCCTCGTCGCGGGCCTCCCCGCCAAGGTCCACTCCGCCGCCAAGCTGGTGGCGGACCGGCTCACCCGGAAGTTGCCAGAGCCGCGCCATGTTTGGGCGAAGTTCGCCGATTGCGGCCAGTGCCGTAATCCACTCCCGGTCGGCCATTCCGGCATCTGCGCCGTGTGTGCCGGGGCGGAGCCTCACCCGGATCTCCTGGCGCTGGCTGACGAGGCGTCCCCGGACCCGGTTGTGGTAGCTCGCGCGGCGTCGATTCGCGCCGCGATGCGGGCCCGCCTCGATCGTGCCCAGGAGGTGGCGGCGTGATCACGTGTTGGGATTGCGGGGATGAGGACGGGCCGTTCGTGCACGTCGGACGTCACACGTGGCTTTGCGAACCGTGCCAGGCGGCATCCCTCGCGATTCTCCGGGAGCTGAAGGACCGTGCGGTGGACGGCCGCCAGAGCGACGGAGGCCGCCGGTGAAGGTGCAGAATCCCGCCATGCCCTGGTACGCCCGGCCGGCTGCCTTCACGGTCCTGGGGGCGGCCCTGGTCATGTCCGCCCCGGGTGAGTACAGCTTGGCCGTTCTGGCCGGCTGGTCGCCATGGGTCGCATGGCTCATGCCGGTGTGCGTGTCCGTCTACGCGGCCGTGGCTGCCATGTTCGTGGACTCCCGTCCGAAGAGGGCGGCCGGGCGGGGGACGGCTGTGGTGGGTGCCGCTGGTGCTCTTGGTCTGGCCTTGGCTGCTCAGGTGACCGCGCACCTTATATCTGCCGGATTTGCTGAGTCGTCCGCGTTCTTGGTGGCCGCTGTGTCCGCCGTGCCGCCGGTCGTGGTCGCGCACATCATGCACATGGTGGCCAGGGCGCACACAGTGGCCACGGAGGAGCCGGTCGTGGTCACCGCGGATTCCGCCGAGGCGGTCAGGGATCTGTCCGGCCAGGAGCCGACTGACGCGGCCACGAAATCAGCGGACGGCCAGGAGCTGGCGGAGCTGTCAGTGATTACGGGTGGGCCCGGTCAGGCGGACACGCTCCCTGGCCTGGAGGTTGTCCGGGCGCGGAAGTCCGGGCCGCGTGGCCGGACGGCGGAGGAGATCCGGGAGGCCGTGGCCGCCGTGGAGGCGGATGGACAGCCGGTCAACGGTTCGACCCTGGCCGCCCGGCTCATGGTGTCCGACCGGACAGGCCGCCGGTACCTGGAGGGGCTGGCCGCGTAAGCAGTGACGGGCTCAACTGACCAGGCTGGGAAGTTCCTGGGCGAATAGCCGGGCGCAGGAAACGGTGCGGACATGTTCGTGTCCGCACCGCTTGGTGACGCCGAGTCATGCTTCCTCGGGTGCCGGATCGCCGACGATGAAGCCTCGAAGTGGCGGGCCGTCCTCACGTCCGACTGCGGCTTCCGCGGTCCTCATTGCTGCTACGAGATCCGCGTAGTCCGGGTGGATCCACTCCATGGCTCTCCCTTCGTCGGTACTCGGCAGGCTAGCCCTTGGGCTTGGGGATTGGCACGATCGGCCCCCTGTCGTCCGAGTGTTGGCAGGACGCAGACACCGGCACCAGATCGTTCTCCGGGCGCTGCCAGAGGTCCGGTGTGACGGAGTAACCGGCCTCTTCAATGAGGGCAGTGGTCCGGGCAAGCTGCGCTGGGTGGTAACGAGTGGGGTCCGGTGCCTCGGGACGGTGGTGGATGAAGACGCCGAGACGGTCACACAATCCAGCGTAGGTCTCGGTGTGGAGGATGAGGGCGTGCCAGCCTTCATCGACGACGCGCGACGGAACGAGGCCAGCGGTGGGGAACTGCGCGCAGGCGCCGATGAACGCCAATGCTTCGGTGAGGATCGCGTTCGCTGTTGTGGTCGTCAGCTTCGGACTGTTGGTCTTGATGGTGGCCAGGACCGCATCGAACTCGCCGTCGGCCAGTAAGGATCGTGCAGACTTACCCATGGTGCTCCAATCGGTGAGGGATGCCTCGCTGTGGAGGCCGGCCCCGTCCCGGCCGTGCTGTCCGGCCAGGGAATCCGGCCGGGACGGGAGTCTGCTGTTCGCCCGTAGGGGCGACTGGGTTTCCGCGGTGTCTCACAGGGTTGTTCGGCGTTCAGGCAGGCGCGGCAGTTCACGGCCCGCAGCCGCTGGTCAGCCTGGCCCGCGGGCTTCCCCGCACCGCACTTGGGATGAAGGGTTTCGCCGGCTTGCACGAGTTCGTGCACAGTCATCACGTCGTCCCGACCGTGCCCGCCATCACGTCCATTCGGCTCCGGGTGGCGTTCATCGCATCCCCCGCTGTCGGACCCGCTGGAGTTTCGCCAGCGCTTGGAGCTGTCGTACCTCACGCTCCATGCCCGACCGCAGGTACAGATACGACCGCTCCCGGCAAGTAGTCACACCTACTTTCAGACGCCTGCGATGTGCGACAGGACCGCCACCGCGCCGGCCCAAAGACCGAGGATGGCCAGCAGAGCAAGGATCGCTGCCATAACCAGGCCAACGGATAGCGACTGCGCCTCTCGTTGCTCGTTCTCGCGGCCCTGCACGGCTTGTTCGTGAGCCGCTGCGTCGCATCCTGGGCAGCCCGTTACCTTGTGCTCTAAGCCGTCCATCAGGACTCCTTGGGGGCGGTGCCACACAGGGCGCACGGGAAGCCGCAGGGCGGCGCCTTCTTCCCCTGGGGAATGGACACGACCCCAGAGGCAACGTCCAGCCGCCCTCCGCACTCCGTCCACCATCCCCGCGGTTCCTCGTGCAGCTTGCTCTCGTCTGCGGCCGGCGGGGTCATCGGTCGCTGTGAGGGTGGTTCCTGATCTCCCGGGCGGCAGTCCAGTCATTCCGCTTCCGCGCTTGATCCCGCTGGAGGACCAGAGCCGTGCACACCCCGCAGCCCGGTTCGGGCTCTCCCTCCAACAGCTGGCCGTCCAACGACAGTTCCACGGCCGGTTGGCTGCAACGAGTCGGGCTAGTCATTGCTCCGCTACCTCCCCAGACGGACTCATCAGATGTTGATGATCCTCCGAGAAATCGTGGAGTCCCAGCTTTATTCGCCTTGTCGGGTAAAGATCACGGACCACTGAGAGAGGAGTTCTCGGCAATCTTCGCCGAACACCGCGTACCGCTCGTACCTTTCAAAGTCTTCCCGGTACGCGTTCACGTCACGATGGTCGCGCAGCAGCAGCGCGCCTGTACCTGTTTCCACGGTGGCTAGCCGCCGGTCGTACACGGTAAATGTGTTCAGCGGCATCTCACGAATGTGGCCGCCCAAGGGGATGACGCCGAGCCTCACGCCCGGAATCCGAGAGACTGAGGCCAAGCGGTCGACCTGCATCGCCATGGCGAGGGGTGGCAGTAGCGGCCACCTGACGGCCTGTTCCGTCAGTAGGAACGTGAACGACTTCGAAGGGTCGTAGAGAACGCTCTGACGCTCTAGCTTCTTCGCAATGGTCTTGGACTGGTCTCCGGTGACGTCCGCAATGCTGGCGCGTACGTACTCCGGTGTGGCCAGTAGACCGGTAATCGCTGACAACAGGAAGAATCGGAACTCTGTCGTCGCCTTTTCGAGCCTGGCCAGCTCGTTCTGCTTCTTGTCGAGTCCCCGACGACGTGATGACCAGTGGTCTTGCCACTCTGTGTTCGCCGTGCGAGTCAGGGCCAGAAGTTCTGTCGCCTCCGGGCCGTCGACCTCAAGTACTTCAAGTATCAGCTCTACATCAACAATGGCGGGTGTGAGTTTCCCGCTTTCAACGTTGCTGATCTTGGTTTGCGACATGTTGCAGCGACGAGCGAGCCAGGTTTGTGTCTTCCCGGCTCGCTTCCGCAGGCTGCGAAGTGCTTCCGCTAGGTCTGACCTGGACTGACCTAGCCGTTCAGGCTCAAAGGTCAAGGCCCTTCACGTACTCCTCGAAGGGCACAGACTCAGCCACAGCAATGCGCTGGTACTCGATGAACTTTGCCGGGTCTCCCTCGAACACCTCGCGGTTGATCTGCCGCCCGTCCGCTTCATAATTCATGAGCACGACTTCAGACTGATCGAACATCCAGAAGTCTTGGACCCCTTCAAGGGGGTTGGGGTGGTCGGTCACATCGAGGATTCGGACCTGTTCTCCGGCCAGCGAGTGAGGCCCGTAGTACCAAGCGAACTCGAATCGAAGGTAGTCGGAGAGGGGTTGGGTGACGATGTGGACGCGCCCTTGAACGCGACCCTCGGTGACCTGACGGCGTAGCCGGTCGGTGTACTCGTTGTGGACTGTGGCCGGGTCGATACGTGTCCCGTCGCGGAACGCTTGAAGCTCTTCGGCTTCCTGCGGCATGAGGTACTGCGGAAGGGTCTCAAGACGCCATGCTTCCCGCTGGAAGCCCTCGAAGCGTGCCGCCCACTCCTCACCAGCCAAGAACACGGAACGCCTCCCTGAGCACCGATTCCGGGATCTCTACAAGCCCCTCGCCGTCGGGCGGCGTGAACACTTTGGACACGTCGCCCTGGACGACGAACGAGCCGGACGCCGTCCGGTACACGTTAGGGCAGTCGTCCTTACCGCACTCCCCACTTCCGTTGCCAGTAAGCCGATTCAGTTCCTCGCGTGCCATACCTAACCCCCTTGTCCCTGAGCCCTGTTGGGGCCTGTCCGCCTTGACGGTACGGAGGCCGACTGCGGCCGTCTATGCGGGATCGCCAATATTCGCGTTGTCGGGTAAACCCGTCTGGCGCGGTTGTACGGCTCGGCATGCCCCTCCCGGCCTGGTGGAGTTCGCCCGGCGCGCTGACGTGTAACCAGCGGCAGGCACAAGCCCCGTCACTCCCCTACGAGCGGCGGAGCTTTGACTTGTCCGCCCTTGAGCGGTGACCGGGCACTCCCCCCGGCTGATCAGTCGACGGTGGCCTCCTCGTATGTGATCGTCACCTGCTCGGTCGCCGGCCCCGAACCATCGGCTGCGAGGTCCGACATGGTCCACTGCGAAGCCCAGGCATTGCGCAACTGGATCCGATGGACCGCCTCCCGCGTCTCAGGGTCGAGGACCGCAATCGCGACGTTCTGCCGGGCCGGGTCGATGCTCCTCTTGTCCAGCGTCTCCTTGATCCAATCGGTGAACGCCTTGCTCTTGTCCATGCCCCGGGTGATCGTGACTTCACCGGCCTGTCGAGGACCAGGCTGCTTGTTGATCAAGAGCTCGCCGGTGGACGTCACCTGCTTGACTTCGATGACATCCTGACCAACGGCTAGGCCAGAAACACTTTGCACCGTTTCCACCTGAAAGTTACCCAGTTCGATCGAGAACGAATACGTGGTCAGCATGACGGGTCCTCCTTTGACGTCCTGTCACTATCCGTCATGGAACCTATCCAGACAGACGCGAAAAAGTGAGCAGAACAGCACTGCGCCGCGCTGGCCTCGATGAGGACGCGATCGACCTGGATGACCCCGGACTCATCGGGTGGCAGGGTAAGAACGACGCGTTCTGACCTTGGAGCGCGCCGCGAGCGCAGCAACACGGCCCCCTTCACCAGCGATGGCGAAGGGGGCCGTTTGTGTCAGGTGGCGAGGTAGGCGGCCACCTTCAGCACCTCATCCAGGTTGGCCGCTGGGCCGGCCAGTTCCCGGGCGGCGAGGAACAGTTCCTCTCGGGTGATCTCTCCGCGTTCTGTGCCGGGTTCGTCGGGGCGGAACAGGTCCGCCACGGCCTCACGGTGACAGTCAGGACGGGCTCTACAGTCCGCGGGACAGAGGGCGTTGTCTTTCGGGCACGGCTCGACGGGCGCCTCCGAGTTCGACTTCGGTGCCGTGGGGGCACGTTCCCCTTCTGCCGTGATGGACGCCAGGGTGGTGGTACGTGCGAACTGTCGGGCGGTCTCCGGGGACAGGTAGACGTACGTCGGTGCGTCCTGTCCGTCGTCCCGGCGCTGGACCTCCAGCTCCACGTACCCGTCCGGGTCGGCCCGGACGATGACCTGGGCCCCGCCGCCGTACTCGCAGGTGAAGTGATCAGTCATGGTGTTACCTCCGGGTGTGTGCTTCGTTCGTCGGGTTAGTCGTCGGCATCGGCCAGTGGCCACGGGGCGCCGTCGCCCTCGGGGGTCACTTTCGGCTCCAGGTCCTGGCCCAGATCGGTCATGGAGGCGCCGGCCAGCGTGGCGTCTTCTACGGTCATGAATCGCATGCGCAAGGGGCTGCGCTTCCTTCGTTCAGGGCCCAACAGGCCAGGGTGTGGGTGTATTTGCTGCTGTTGCAGGTGCGGCAGGCGGCCACGACGTTGTCCGCCGCGTCCCTGCCTCCACGGGCGAGCGGGAGCACGTGGTCCAGCTCTTCCGCCGGGCCGTCGCAGTAGGCGCAGCCGGACCAGCGGGCCAGGACGTCGTCCCGGTCGTACGGCGGAGGCCGGCGCCGTCGCGGCGGTCGCCGAGCCGGTGCCGGGCGCCTGTGCCGTCGAGTCATGCGGCCAGTTCCACATCCAGGTCCACGCCCTCCAGGACCAGCGATTCGACGGCCGCACGGAGGCGGTCCAGGGCCCGCTTAAGCGTTTGCCGGGAGGTGGCGGCGGTGATGCCCAGTGCCTCCGCTATGGCGGCGTGGTCGGGTATCGGAAGGCCGTTGTGGTCGTAGCCGTTGAACAGGTGGGGTTCGGGGTCGAACCCGTAGACGATGCGGACGATGCGGTCTGCGTTACCGTTCAGGGCCTTCAGTAGGGCATGGGCCAGAGCGGCCTTACGCTCTCGGTCCTGACGGACGAGGTCGGAGGACTCCACCAGGTCCTCCGGCACTCCGGAGGCGTGCGGATCCGCCAGCACCTCCCCCAGCAGAAGCGATTCTGTGCTGAAGGCTGGGGCGTCCAGAGACTCCACGCCCTCCAGGGTCAGGCGGACGAGGTGGGCCGTCGCCGGGCTCATCCGGTGGCCCGCTCCAGGGAGGACCGTTGCCAGGTACTCCGCGGCCTCCAAGTCGCCGCCGACGACGCCCAGGCATCCCTTGAAGGTGGCTACGGCTTCATCCGAAACCGACGGGCCGGAGGACGGGTTGGTCGCAAAGGACAGCGCCCCCCGGATGTAGTGGTGGGCGTAGGTGGAGAACTTGGACCCGCGTGCCGGGTCGTGGCTGGCCAGGGCTTCGAGGACGACCAGGCGGCCCTCTTGGCGGAGGTCTTCCAGTCGGTCGGTGAAGTTGCCGGGTTGGTTCTGGGCCTGCCGCTCCGCCAGGCGGTAGATCATCCCCTCTAGGCCGTCCAGTACCCGGGTGGTTGCCTCCGTGTCGCCGTTCTGGGCAGCACGAATCAGGGCAGGGCAAAGCATGGGGTGGTGCTCCTTGGAAAGGGGGCCCGGATGACCGGCTCGGGGTCATGCGCTGGGGGCCGTGACAGGCGGAATCCGCACACCTGTTCGAATCAATGGACCGAGAGGTGCCCGGGAGAACGCACGCCCGTTCGAATGAGCGGGTAGAGGCGTGCCTCGGTGGTGCGCGGGCAGGGGTATCGCCACGCGGCTCTGCGTGCGCGGAGGCGTGGTCAGAGGGAGATAGAGATCAGCTCAGAGCAAGCGGATACAGAAAGGCCCCCGTCACGGCGTCGAGCCGGTACGGGGACCTGGGAAGGGAAAGAGGTCCGCCCGGCTTAAAGCTGGGGCGGATCAGTGACGCCAACGGCCTGCGACAGCCGAGCAAGGCGGGTGAGCGCGCACGCGCGATCGCGTGTCACGCGGGTGATGCGGGCGTACAGGCGTCGTCTGATGGCGCGCGGCAGGTAGCGCAGGCGGCCCCCAGGGTGGGGGCGAGCGACTACTGCGAGGCGCAGGGCCAGGGCGCGCAGGAGGCTGCGGCGCAGCCAGAGGTAGACCGCCACAAGGCGCGCGGGGAGCGGAGCGTGGCGGACGCGCTCGATGCGTCGCCGGATGCATTCCAAGGCGCGCGCGCTGAGGGTGGGGCGATCTTCGATTTCGTGAAGCGTTGGGGGTAGTGCCACAATCCCGTCCGAAGTAGGCCGAGTGCCCGCGCTCTCTCGCCAAAGGTAGAGCGGGCCTCGAAAGCTGAACATGGCTCCCCTACAAGGGAGCGACGGGCCGGCGCCCGGGGGCTGCAACCCCTGGGCGCCGGTTTCCTTTGCCGGCCGTGGTGACGTGCGGCGCGGGAAGTAATCGCGGGTGTCAGTGCCCCATGCCGATTAACTTGCCAATACCATTCCATGGCGCGCGAGTTGCGCACCTCGCTCCGGGTCGAGCATGAGTTTGGCCATTACGTCATCGCTGGCGATGGCGGGCAGGGTGTACCGCCACATGTCCGTCATGTAGTCGTCGAGGTCGTGCCGGTTGGTGAACGCCTGCGACATGTTTTGCACTCCTGCAAAAGCTGCCACGAAGTACCTGGAGGCTCGGGTCACGTCCACGTCGGTCCGGAGTTCCCCTTGCTTCTGCGCCTCGGAAAGGATCGATACCACGAAATCGATCCACATTCGCATGGCCCGCGTGCGATCGATGGGGTCGGTGCCCTGTTCCATCGTCAGGCGAGCGGCGCCCCGCTGGAGGGGGTTGATTCGCAGGCCGTATACGAGCAGGTAGCCAGCGTCTACAAGTTCCTACACTCGCAGGTCCTGCGGCGGGACGTCCATACCCTCGAACTGTGCGTCGAAGATGGCAGCGGCGACGGCCTGCTTATCGCGGAAGTGGTGGTAGAGAGCACCGCGCGTGACCTCAGCCTCTTTTGTTATGTCATCCACCGTGGTTGCGGAATAGCCGCGCCTGTCGAAAAGTGCCGCTGCGCATTCGAGGATGCGGCTACGGGTGCGGATGGCTCGCTCCTGCCGAGGGGGCCGTTCCGTCCGGTCATCGTGGGTCACTGCACGCCTCCATTTCATCTTTGCCACGTCACGCGGCGTGTTCGAACCACATCGACGTTAGTTAACAAGCCGTTAAGATCACCAACGTGTATGTTTCCTGCACGCGTCAGCCACAGAGTTCATGGATGCCTGGAAAATAAGACATCATCGCAGGTCAGAGCCCCTTTAGGGCGGATTCGGGCAGTTCGTCACCAATGGGTTCGAGTGACGCGAAGAGGGTCGCGTGACATAGATCACCAATCACCCCAAGGTTCATTTGCTAACGCGAAACACCCCGCCCGCATGACAGGGCCTCTCTTAGGTGCTTCACTCGGCATGGCCCGCGGTTTAATTGCTGTAGTCGTCACGCTGAAACACCCGCAGACAAAAGCCAATTGAGGAAGTATCAGCAACTCACGCAGCCGGGTCCCATGCGTCGGGCAGGCCGTAGCCTCCGCCCCAGGTCATGCCGTAGACCTCCGCGTCGGTACCGATGGGCACGCCGAATAGATCCATGCGGACCGTCTCCGCTACTTCCCGGGCAATGTCGGCCGCCTCCGCCATCGGGGCCGTGCCCAGTACTTCGTCATGCACCCACAGGTTCAGATACTGAGTCAGCCCCTTGGCATGGAGGTCCAGGAGCGCTTGGCCCATGGTGTCCCGGGCAGTGGACTGGCAGAGGTAGGCCACGCCCTTGTAGAGCTTGTCCCGATCAAGAACCAGGCGTCGGCCGGCGGGAGTTCGGATCTCGCACCCATTACTCAGGGCGTGGCGTTGGAGGCCGCGGGCCCACCGACGAATACCCGGGTAGGCCCGTGCATAGCGGGCCAGGGTGTCCTTCATGACCGAAACAGGGAGGCCAGTCTGTTTCGCCAGCGTCGCCGCCCCGCCCTGATAGGACGTGCCCAGGCCTGCGAACTTCGCCAGGCCACGTTGGTGCTTGGTGAACCCGTCCCCGAACATGAGTGTGGCCGTGTGGTCGTGGAGGTTCCGGCCTTTCTTGATCGCGGCGCACATGCGCGGCTCCTGCGACAGGGCCGCCAGGACCACCAACTCCACCGACGATTGATCCACACTGAAGTAGGCGCGCCCCGGCTCCGCCACGATGCTCCGACGGATCTCCCACCCCTTGGACGGAAGCTGTTGGAGCGGCGGGTCCGACACGGAGGCCCTCCCCGTCTTGGCCCCAAGGGTGTTGATCTTCGGATGGATGCGGTGCTGGGCGTCGCGGTTCGCGAGCATGGCCACGGCATACGACGTGCGCCACTTGGACGCTCGCTTGGCTCGGAGCACGGCGTCCGCCAAGGGATTGGGTTGCCGAACCTCCAGCCGCTCCCACTTATCGCTCAGGTCAGCCATAGGCAACAGAGCGTCCTTCGCCACCGATGGTGCACCGGAGTCGGTCGTCTTCTCCCAGCGCTCTCCCATGCCCTGGAGGGCCGCCACCACTTGGCGGTCACTGTTGACGTTCTCGACGCCGTACCGGGCCGCCCTCGCGGAGTACTCGTCAGCTTGGACCTGGAGCCGTTCCACCAGGCCCTCCGTATACGGCACGTCCAGGAGCATCCCGCGACGCTCCATGCCCGCGCAGATAGTCATGAGCTGGTGCTCGTACTCCACCAGCGTGTCCGGGATGCCGTGGCGGACCAGCTCCTGTTCCAGGTGGGGGCGCAGGCGGGCGGCCAGGAGCACGTCCAGGCCGGCGTAGCGCTGGTAGACCTCGTCCTGGTAGGGCACTTGGGCCCAGCCGGTTTCTTTGGTCAGGCCGTAGGCCCGGAACACCCGGGTCAGGCCGGCCTGAGTGTCCGGTGCTGCCGGGTCCACGTACCAGGCTGACAACGGCTTGAGGCTGATTCCTACGCCGCCTTCGAAGTCCTGGCGGGAGTCCGCGAGGTGGGCCAAGATCTTGGTGTCCCGCACACGCGGCGCGACAGTCTCCAGCGGCGCGACGCCGTGGCGGTCCAGGACCAGGAGGTCATAGGCCGCGTTGTGAATGACCAGCTCCGGGCACCGGGTCACCACCGTGCGGGCCAGCTCCACGAAGGCCGGCCCGCGTTCGACGGGGACGACGAACCCCGTATCGGCAGTGCCGTACTGGACGGTCCGAAGCCGGTGACCAGGACTGAACGTGTCCAGGCCGCTGGTCTCGGTGTCCAGGGCCAGCGATCGCGGCTGGTGTGTGGTCAGCCAGTCCCGGGCCTTGCGTACGTCGTCCTCTGTCTCCAGGGCGTAGATGGTGGTCTCGTCGCCGGCCAGTTGGTGGCGGTGGGTGATCAACGGGGGCTCCGTCATGGTGCGTCGGCCGCCGGCCCACCGCGTCGCGAGATGCGAAAAGGGGCCGCCCCGGCTGGGGCGACCCCCTTGATCACGCGCCTACGTGGTCCTGGGCTGGCCGAAGATGTCTTGGCTGCCTCCATCCGCTGGGGTACGTGACAGGGCCCGGCAGTCCGCCAGATTGGCCATGATGCGAGTTCCGTCGGCCTTGGATTCCCGCACGCCGGGGAACGTCCGCAAGGCGTCGTAGAAGCGGTTCCGGGTCATCGGGTGCCGGATGCCGGACTCCTCCGTCCACGTCCGATAGCGGTCCCAGGTCTCCGTCTTCAGGACGTACGCGCCTTCCTGGACCACGAACTCCTCCCCGATGAAGCCGCTAAGGGGGTGGCTGCTGTCGCGGTAGCCCGCGGTTGCCCGCTCCACCACGGCCGGGTATTCCAAGCCCCGCCCACTGTCGTACGCGCGGAACCACGCGATGGCGCCGCGGACTGCCCATGCCGCGATGCCTTCCCGCTCCTGGTGAAGTGCGGCCTGGAGGTGCTTGTCCTCCCGGCCCCGGAAATCCTCGTTCCACGGGACCACGCGAACGCGCTGCCACAGTGCGGCGTCCGTCGCGTCCACGTCGGGCACGTAGTTGGTATCCACCTGGACCAGGCACACGGGCCGGAACGTGATCTCCGACCGGGCGTAGACACCCCGGGCCGTGATCGTCTGGTCCCCGGTGACGGCCTTCATCAGTGCTTGGTCAAGGGGCATGTTCGCGGGCCACTCGGAGGAGATCACCAGGCGACGCCCCCGCAGGCCCACCACATCGGCGCGCGGCCCGCCGTTCTCTCGGCGGCGCTGGAACAGCGACGCGTCGGCCCGCTTGGTCGCCTCCCGGAATACGTCCTCGATGGCTGCCGTGAATGTCGTCTTGCCGTTCGTGGTCGGCCCGGTGTGCATGATGAACGCGCGCTCTACGCCGTAGCCGGTGATGCCGTACCCGATCAGCGTTTGCAGGAAGGCCGGCATGGCCTCGCACATCGGGTGGCACTCCCGAAGGAAGCGCTCCCAGCGCGGGGCCTGAGCGTCCGGGCGGTAGTCCACGTCCACGAAAAACGTGTTCATGTCCGCCGGGTCGTGTGGCCGGGCCTTGCCCGTTCGCAGGTCCACCACGGCGTTGCGGAACGCCAACAGCTCCGGATGTGCGTCGAACTCGTCCACGGTCGCGTACACGCCGGGGATGGAAGACAACATGTCCACCATCCCCTTGGCCTTGCTGGCCTGCTGGGAGTTGAGCATGTGCCGCGCCAGCTTCTCGGGGTCGTGGCCCGGCTCATCCACCATGGCCTTGACCACGCGCCGCACGTCCGCGTACAGCGCTTCTGTGGGCACCTGGGCCCAACACCGACCACGCCACTTGAACACCCCGGCCCCCGGCACCATGCGCACATGTCCCCCGAGCTGCCGAAACAGACGCTCGGCGTTACCCAGGTCCGTCAGCGGCAGGACCCCGGCAGCTTCCGGCTCAGCGGACGAAACGTGTTCTGGCTCCGGGTCGAGGTCCACGACATGGACGGTCGCCCGGCGCACGGCCGAGTGAAGTTGACCCGGGAACCGCTCTACATCACGGGATCGCCAGTCGGTCAGGTCATCTCCAGCGTTCGGGATCTCCAGGCGCCGGACCATGACCCCCGCGCGGACCAGCGCGTCCGCTAGGGCGTCCGTGAACTGGGCCCCGGCGGTGTCCCGGTCACCAGCGATCACCACGTCCCGACCCTTCAGGTTCTCCGCCAGCTCCGCGATCAGCGCGTCATTCCGGGCCAGGCCCGCACCGCGCACGGCCACGGCGTCATACCCGACTCCCACAGCTGTCAGGGCATCCCCTGGGCCTTCGGTAATCAGAGCGGTGTCGAACCCGCTGTGGGCGGCGAACAGGCCATATTTGCCCCAGGCCGCGCCCTCCGGGGAGGTGATTGACAGCCACCGTGCCGGACAGTGTCCGGTCAGGTCCCGGCCTTGGAGGCCGCGGGGACGGCCACTGAAGTCGTGGAGAGGCACGGTCAGACGGGCGTATCGCTGAAAGGCGGTGGAGCGGTAGGGGAACCGAGCGTCCAGGCCCGGGTAGTCCAGGCCCAGGCCCAGGTCCACCGCGCGTTCCGGCTCCAGGCCGAACCGGCGAAGCACGTAGTCCCGGGCCTCAGGGTTGTCCGGGTCCAAGAACGCCACGGTGGTGGTGTCCACGTACTGGGCCAGGGCGGCCAGGCATCCGGGGTCAAGGTCTCCGGGCTGCGGCTTGGCCGAGGTCCGCGCCCCCGTTCCGGGGGTCCAGTCGAACAGGTCCGCCGCTCGCATGCCAAGGGCCGCCAGGATCGCGCCCCGGTCGCAGCCGGCCCAGCACCGGACCAGGAGTCGGCCGTCCTCCTTCAGGCGGAAGAACAGGGAAGGGGTCCGGTCATCATGGACCGGGCAGTGGACCCCGTACTCCCCGCGTTCCTCCACCACTTCCCCAAAGCGGGTCAGGAACTGGGTCAGGTCCTTGGTCGGCACGGGTTTCTCTCCTCAACGCAAAGCGGGCGTGTCCGAACCCGTTTGCTGGGGTCCGTGACACGCCCGCGTCGGGGAAAGGCATCTAGCGACGTTTCTTACCGAGGATGGCCTCGTTGTGAGGAAGAGCACCAGTCTGGAGGAGCAGCATGGAACACGAAATGCGCGCCGAGTACCCCGAGGGCGTTTCGCCAAGGCAAGACGATGCCCCCGTCAAAACCTGGCACATGGTGCGGGTGGACGACACACAGGCGATGTGCGGGCGCGATCTCGACGCGACCGCCGCTACACAACCCAGTGACGCATGGGGCACACCCAAGGCCCAGCCGTTCTGCCACTCATGCGGGGCTCTCTACCTGCGGGACGTTCCGTAAGGAAACTCCCAGCCACCTAGACGCAGCGTCGCCAGCACCTGGGCGAAGGTGGCGAGGTCCATGACCACGTAGCCGTCCGTGACCGGCCGCCGGGGTGCCTTGACGATGGCTGCCCCAAGCGGAAACCCCGCGTGGGTGGCCTCCCTGTTTGCCTGCCGTACGTAGTCGGCCAGGCGGATGGAGCGTTCGGCCTTGCACTCGATGACGAACGGGCGGGCGTGGAGGTCTCCTACGTCCTTGGCGCCCGTCTGCGCCGGCCGGATCACGTTGTCCGGGTCGTGCGGGTCTCGCCAGGGATAGGCCGCGTCTTTCCAGTGGTCCACGTACTGGCCAAGGGCACTGTTTAGGTAGTGCCGGACCTCCCGTTCCCACCGGGTGCCCTTGGCCTTCGCCGGGTTGCTCATCGGCGACTCCGTCGGACGGCCGCCAGGCCGATGGCCATGGTCAGCAGGAACCAAACGGTGCGGCCAACGATGACCAGTGCCAGAGCGATGACCGCCAGGACCAGGAACACGTCACACACCGGCGGCCACCTCCGCCGGGATCGTCACGGCGACGTGTTCGGCCGCCACCGTCTCCACCCGGAACGTGGACCGCTTGACCCAACCGGATTCGTTGCCGGTCGGCTTGACCTTCAGCATCGGAAGGATCCGACCCTTGTACTGCTCGGTGTAAGTCCGCTGGACGATCGCCTCCACCATGCGAACGCCGTTGCCCCGGCGGGCCGCGTACACGAGGGTGTCACCCTCGCGGATTTCCTGGCCGGTGAAGTCGTGGATATGGCCGCGCTTGGCCACGGTGCTCTCCTATTTGTTCTTGGGACGGGCCGTCCGCGTACCGCGTCGGCTATGCAGCCGGCCCCGAGTTCGTTGGGCCTGAGAGGTGTGATCAAAACGGGGCGGAATCCGCGGTGACCGTGGACAGGGAGGGAACGGCGGGGGCGGCCTCCGTCGGGGCGGGGCCGTGCACCTTCAGCACCGGCTTGCGGTAGCACACGTCCACGCCGGACTTGGTGGTGAACTCCACCAGCTCCAAGCCGAGCGAACACAGGGCCGGACCGCCCACGGCCTCCAGCTCCCGCCAGACGGACTCCAGGGACTTCATGAACTCCCAAGAGCCGGTCATCTGCCGGAACTTGCCCAGCTCCGGAGCATCGGCCAGACGGAATTCCACACGCTGGTCCGGCTTCGGACCATGGCCGGCCTTGGCCGCTGCCTTGCGTTCCTGGAGCGTGGTGGGGCAGCCACACGGTTGGCCGTTACGCGGGTCCTCTGGATCGGTGAACTCCACGCCGTCGCAAGCGTGGATGGGCTTGCCGGTCATGCCGTACAGCGCCATCCGGAACGTCACGGCGTCAGGGCCGTCCACGATGACCTTGACGCTGTCGGCGTCGGTCAGCACCTCCAGGTTGTCTTCCTTGGTGGTCTCCCAGGGCTGCGGCGTACCGCCGTACAGCCTCGCCATGGCCTTGCCCACCTCCGGGTCACCGGTCGTGATGCGCCATGCCTCCAGGGCGACGGGGCGGCCGTTGAGCTGCTGCCCGGCACGGAATCGGCCCACGTAGTCGGAAGGGAACGTCTTGGGGCGGGCGTTGGGGTCGGTGTCGAACACGCGGAGGGTGCGGGCCACTGTGCTGGCTCTCCTTGGGAATCGCTTGGAAAGAGGCAGCGAAAGGGCCCGGCGCGCGGGCCGGGCCTCTCGCTATCTCCATGCGCTGGGGGCCGTGACAGTTGCCGCATCGCGGAAGGGCCGAAACACGCGGATGCGCGTGCGCGCGTAGCAGGCCACCATGGATGTGGCTCATCCGCGTGAGGAGAGGAGGCGCCCTGATGTACGTGCGCACCGTGATCCATCACGGCCGGTACGAGCACTACGACGGCGACGAGTAACGCGTCCGCTGCGGCGTTGACCGAGTCGTGGGGCGTGTTCGGTCGAGAAACCGCCGGCCGGACACGTCCTACGCCGCGCGCCGCTGGGTACCGGTCTCCGCTTCCCCACCGGAGGCCACCGGCCGGCCGATCACTCCGCGCTTACCTCCGCGCTCCCAGTCGAACACCGCCCGCAAATGAAGGAAGGTGGCGAACAACTCCGGCGTGTGCCGGACGGGGACCAACTTCCAGCCCTCCGGGCGGACGTGGAGCACGGCCGCCGCGTCGATGGCCGGGACGGGGACGGACTCCCCGGTGTCGGCCCGGACGATGCGGTCCGCGTTCGCGTAGGCGGACAGTTGTAGGGCCACCTCCTCATGCACGCCACTGCGGGTGGTCTTCCAGTCCAGGACAACCGTCTCCCCGCCGATCCGCGCGATGGCGTCGAAGCTGCCGGCGTAGTTGTGCTTGTCGCTCCACACCGCGTCTTCGAGGAACAGGAACTCCGGCTGGATGGCGTCCAGGAACTCCCGGAAGTGGTCCGCGTAGGGGCGGAGGTCCGGGTGGACCCGGGCGACGGCTTCACCGCGGGCCAGGCGCTCGAACACGTCGTGGGCCGCCGACCCGATGTCGGCCGCCTCCTTCGTCACCCGCCGGGGTGCACCCTTCAGATAGTCGATAGCGCCGGACCGGTCGTTCATGGCCAGGCCCACCAGGGAGCCGATGTTGTCCACGGCCGCCGTGGCCACCTCCTTGGCAGCCCAGAACTGAAGAAAGCCCTTCGGCAGCATGGACAGGATCGAGGTCACGCCGGGAGCCTTCGCGCCGGTCTCCGGGTCCACGTAGAACCGGGATCCGGATCGGCTGATGGTGTTCAGTGCTGCCACGGGTCTCTCCGCTCGCTCACGGGCCCGCCAGGACCCCGCTCAGTCGCTTACGGCGGAATCTGCTGGGATTCGTGACAGGCAGAAACAGGGGGCTAGGACGTGTCCGATGGGTTGGAGATGGGCGTGGGACAAGATCCTGCGGGCCATCAAAGCTGAGGCCAGCACCAGACGAGTCGGCTGGAGCCTGATGTGCAGTGTGGCGAGTTGGTTGGAACCCAGACCGGCGCTACTCGAAATCGACCACGAACGGGGCGGGTTTGCGGGTGATCTCTGTTCCAGCGCCGCTTGGTGGGCAGGAACCTCCCCTAACCTCCTCAGGGACTGCACTGCCACAGAGCACTCACAGTGAGGCGGCACCACATGAGGAATCTCTCCCGCATCCGTGTACTCGTCGCGGCTAGCCTGCTCGCGGCATTCGCGGCCATGCCCGGACAGGCGTCCGCAGCTCCTGCCGAAACGCACGGGGAATGTCGTAGCGACGGCACATCGTTCACGGACAAGCTCATCCCCGGCCACTGTCTCCGGAACGACGGCTACCGCTTGGAGATGCAGTACGACGGCAACCTCGTGCTCTACTCGGGCTCCCGCGTCTGCTGGGCGAGTGGCACCGACGGGACCGACGGCGTCTACGCGAAGTTCTCCGGGGACTGGAAGCCCGACTCCCCCTACATGACGCTGGAATCTCCCGTCGGGGAGCTGCGGAAGTACGGCGGTAAGTACACCGGGCTGCACAAGACCGGCAAGGTCAGCATCAACGACAAGGGCGAAGTTTGGGTCGCCTACGGCAAGGTGGCCGGCTGCTGACGTGCCGCGCACGATCGCGGTGCTTCCTCGCGTTCTCAACGGAACACTGTCCCTCCAGGCCCTCCCCGGCCTATCGGCCGGTGCCGTCGCCCACCGACTCCTCCGGCAGCGTCGCCGGGTTGTACTTCGCCGCCACCTTCCGCGACGCGCCCTCGCCCAGGAAGAGGATCACCAGGAATGTGATCGCGTCCATGGCCTGGTCATTGACGGCCACGTCGGCCACGGCGGGGATGTAGTGGCCCACCAGGACCAGGAGCGCGCCCAGGGTCGTGCGGACCCGGACGGGGTTGTCCCGGATGGTCTGGCGGATCAGGTCGAACATTCAGTCTCCCAACTTGTCGAACAATGCACGGACGCTGTCGCGGAGGTCGGACAGCGTGCGCCCGAATGCACTGGTGCCGTTACCCGGCCGCCTTGATCAGGGCCGCGATCAGCGTGCCCAGGGACGTGATCGCGGCCAGGGGCAGGGCGTAGCGCCATCGCTCCAGGCCGCGCAGCCGGCTTTCGTGGTCGCCCAGGGTCTGGGTGACCGCTTCATGGGTCTGGGTCAGGCTGCGCACGTCGCCCCGGAGCGCCACCAGTTCGTCATAGATTTCGCGGGCGCCGATCACCACGGCCCCCACTTCGTCGCGGTCACTCACCGCTCACCCCTCCACAGTGAACCCGTGCTTCGCGCCCAGGAGCCGGAGGGAGGCGATACCGGGGATGCCGTCGGGCGGTCCGCCGACGCGGGCCCGCTGCTGCCAGTTCGCGTACGCGATGCGGGTCATGGACCCGAACGCCCCATCACACCAGCGGGAATCCAACAGGCCCTCTGCATGCAGTGCCGATTCCACGGGGCGCACGTCGGCCGGGTAGGTGGTGCCGCCCTGGCGCAGGCCCGGGTCACGGACGGCTGCCGCGCGGATATGGGCCAGGGACACCACCGGCTTGGCCTTGGCCGACGGCTTGGCGGCGCCCTTCTCCGGGATGGTGATCTCGTCGCCGGGGTGGATCAGGTCCGCGTTCTTCACCTGGGGATTGATCGCGAGGAGTGCGGCCATGGAGACGCCGGCGGAGGCGGCGATCTTGCCCAGGGTCTGGCCGGCCTTCACCACCACCGTCTTGCCCTTCGACGATCCGGCGTGCGAGCCGGACGTAGCCGGGCCGGAGGCAGTCGTCTTGTAAGTGAACCCGCTCCGTCCCTTCAGAGCGGGGTCCGCGGTGGTCACGCCCTCCGCGTAGTGCGGCAGGCCGTAGCCATGGACGTAGGCGTCCCGACGCTTGCGGCGCTTGAGGTAGACGCCGTCCCCCTCCGCGCTGCCGCTCGTGTTCGTGTTGCCCTCAACGGTGGTGATTGTGTTCCCGTCGTAGGCAACGACGATGCCGGTGTGCGAGTTGGCCGACTGGCCGTAGATCACCTGGGCGCCGATGGCCGGGTACGCGGAGTACCGGCCCCGAGACTTGAACCAGTTGTAGGCCGTCCACACCGACGCGGTCACCGGGAACAGGGACGCTACGCCGGCCTGCCGGGCGCACCAGGAGACGAAGGTGGCGCACCATGCCTGGTTCTGGGACCACTCCAGGCCGGGCACGGCCGGGCTGTAGCGCTGGTGGTTGTTCCAGTGGCCTCCGCTGAATCCTTCGCGGTAGCCGATTTCTCCGCGCGCTATGCGGATTATGTCTGCGGCCTTTCCCAAGCCGCCCTCCTTCTGTCGTGCTGCATGGAAAGACCCCGCCGGTAGTGCCCGGCGGGGCCGTGTGGAGTGGGGTATCAGAGGACGTTCTGAGCCGCTTTGCCTGATTCGGCTGTTGGCTTGGATCAGGTGGGCTGGTGGCGCGGAGTGATGGAGTTGCCCGGGCGGTGCTGGGTGAGCAAGCCCGGTACTACGCCGGGGGCTGGCGGGAGGCGAAGGACGCTGCCGACGGCTTGAACGCGGCGCTGCTGGACCTGGACATCTGGCCGTGGGAGTTCCGGGCGGTGGCCGAAACCGATGACCAGGGCGGCGGAGTGGTGCGCCTGCTGGGTACGGCGGAGGGCGTGAACCGGGTCGCGGAGGTGCTGTTGGTACTGACCCCGATCGATAAGCGGCGGGATGGGGCCGGGTAGGGCCTTTGGCTGCACTCTGGCTGAGGTGATGCACGTGGCCGACGGGCCTGGTCTCTTAGGCCCGCCGGCCGCTCCCAGGTGTTGGCGCCGACCGGCGCCCACCACCCACTCCTGGGGCTCTTCGCTCTCGCGGGGCTGGGCCCGTGCTCGGTGGTGGTGCCGGGGCGAGGGGTTGTCTGCGTTACTGCCAGCTGCGGGGCATGCTGGGGAAGAACACGCCGAGAGGCTTGGCCTCGCCCTCTTCCCAGTCGGTGTGGTGGACTTCACTGCCCTTGATGAGCCCGTACGCGGCTGGGCGCGAGTACGCGGCGTCCACGCCGCTAGCAAAGTGCTTCGGCAGGGTGGGGTACATCTCCTCTAGGGACTTCATGACTCCTTTGCCCCAGTCCGAGTGGTGCATCTTGTTGCCCTTGAGGAACCCGTACGTGCCACCCGGGTTCGCGTAGGCGGCGTCAACGCCGGCGCGGAAGCTCTCCGGCAGAGTGCGGAAGAACACACTGAGGGGCTTGACCTCGCCCTTGCCCCAGTCGGTGTGGTGGACTTCGCCGCCCTTGATGAACCCGTACGCGCCGCTCGTGTGCGCGTACGCGGCGTCCACGCCGCTAGCGAAGTGCTTCGGCAGGGTGTCGAACATGCCCGAGAGTTCCCTGACCTCGCCCTTGCCCCAGTCGGTGTGGTGGACTTCGCCGCCCTTGATCAGCCCGTACGCCTTGGCCTTGCCCTTGTGCACGTATGCGCAATTGACCGTCATGGCCTCTCCGTCCGTTCTCGGGCCGCGCGGATGAGCACAGCGCCTGTTCGCCGCCCGGGCGGATCGAATGGGCCGCCGGGTTGTGACGATGGTTTCGACCGGGGCGGGCTGCTGACGTCAGGACGCGCGCCCGGTCATCTAGCGGCGTCACTTTTCCACCCGGCCAGCCGAATTGGCTGTTGATACGTATATGAATCTGATGGCTTGGATCGACACTCAGAGGACGTTAGCTGCTTTGCCTGATTCGGCTGTTGGCTTGGATCAGGTGGGCTGGTGGCGCAGGGTGGTGGAGTTGCTCGGGCGGTGCTGGGTGAACAGGCCGGGTTCGGGTTCGGCGAGGACGCCGAGCCTGACCAGGCGCTTGAGCTTGTGCCGGGTGCTCTCGATGTTCTTCGGCGTGATGGCGAGGTCGAGGCGCTCGCACAGGTCGCGGGCGCGCATCGGTCCGACGGCGTCTCAGTTGTCCCGTGGCATCCAACTTGATTGTGTGTCTTCGAGGTTTAAGTGAGAGCCGATCATCCGTTCGAAGGAATCCAGTGGCGCATGCGAGCGGGGCCATGGGTTCCTCTCGTTACAGCAGCCATGAAGAAGCTCCTTATGACGAGCCTTGCCGTGCTCACTCTGACGATGCCCGTGCTGGCAACCACGTCCACGGCTGAGGCACGCTCCGCTCCAGGCGACACCAGCGCGGTCGCCTCGTCCTGCGGCAAGTTCCGCGACCAGTACATTGGTACCTACAAGGGCAGCATCAAGTTCGTGGTTGTCGACCCAAGGCAGTTCGCCTCCTACGCCAAGCGGCAGTGGACCAAAACTCCGGAGCGAGAGTTGATGCTCCGAGACAGGGTGGACGGAATGGACATCACCGTCCGCTTCTCGCACGAAAGTCGCTCCGGACTCCTGGATTATTGGGTGGACACGGCAGTCACCCGTCACGCACCCAATTCGATGCCGCTTTCACGGCATGGCCGCCTCACTCACTCCTGAGCAGTGCACAGCGAACGGCGTACCGCACCGGCTCGTTCACACAGAAAGGCTCGGAAGCACCGGCCTCAGCAAGGTCTTTGAGCTCAAGCGGGAGTAACCGGGGCACCTGAACTGAGCATTACGACGCGACGCCGTACACCCGCTGAACGCAGGCCCACACAACCGAGTTCGTCTTGGCGCGGGCCTGGAGCTTGATTTCCGGGTGCGCCCCGAACTGGTAGCCAGGGATCTTGAACGTGGCTTGGATAGCTTTCCCGGCGGAGCCGGAGGCCACGGTCTGGCCGTCCACCGTGAGGCGGATGTCCCCGCCGGCCCCGTTGGCAACCGCCTGGGCAAAGACCTCCATCCGCGGGTGCTGGACCTCGGGCCAAGCCACCTGGAGGTCTGTCCAGTCGGTGGCCTTGGTGGAGGGCCAGTCAACCGCCTGGGCCGGGCTCATGACGACGGGCAGGTGTGGACGGGCCAAGCCGCCAGCCACCACGTCCTCCGAGAGGAGTTCATGGCCCTGGGCGTCCTTGACGCGGACGGCCTGGGCTTGCCCTTCCGTTGTGGTGCCGTTCCACACCGACAGAGCCTCGCTGCCGTCCCGGCGACGGACGACCAGAGCATGTTCTCCAGCGATGGGGCCGACTTCACCGACGCGGAACGTTTCCTTGCCGCCGGGTTGCTTGACCGAGAGGCTGCCGCCCTCGCCGATTTTCACGTCGCCGTGAAGGATCTCGTTCATGGCCGGCCGCCGGTTCGCTGCCGTGGTCAGCATCCGCAACTGCGCCTCCAGGCGCCGGATGCGGTCGGTCAGATCCTGGGGGATGATCGCCACTACGAAGCCTCCAAGTACAGTTCCGCGGCTTCCTGTTGGCCGCGCTGGTCGGGGGTGATGTTCAGGCCCACCACCCGAAACGTGGCGTCCAGGCCATCGGAGAACCAGGTGTCTCGGATACGAAGCCGCACGTTCGCGCCGATGAGGGCGGGCGTCACCTCGCCGTCCAAACGGACTCGAACCGAGGGAACCACCGCCGGGTCCTTCGCACGCGCCAGGTCTGCTCGGGCGTGCTCGTTGAGGGTGCTCAGCTTCTCCACGGTGGTGTAGTCGCTGTGCCCGTCCAACCTGGGCCAGCCCTCCGTCAACTTCTCGGGGTAGGACCACTCCGTGGACAGCAACGGGAAGGACTCTTCAGCCTGGTTCTGGTTGTCGGTCGCGCCCCGGCTCTGCCAGGTGTTGGCCGTGACGGTGGCGTCCTGCGGCCAGGAGTAGGTCAGGACGTTGCCCGGGTAGGTCAGCATCACCGGCACCGCCCCGGATCGGATCTTCGGGTAGCCGAGCTGGAGTTGCTTCACGCGCTCGCCGGTCTCCGTCTCGCGGTAGACCTGGATGCGCCACTCGAAGCCGTTCTCGACGGCCGCCAGCCGGTCCAGGGCTTCCCGGACTGGGGTCGCGTCGTACCGGGAGTACGTCCGGTCCCGCCGGACACCGGACGTGCCGGTGTAGTCGATGCGGATGCCGATGTCCCCGCCCGGCTTGTCGGCGGCGTACGCCACCAGGTCTCGGGCAATGTCGAACTGGTCCACCTGCCGGGCCTCCAGGGTGTCCCGGATTTCGCGGTGGTCCCAGTAGGAGTCGAACGTGGCCGCCTGGAGCGCCACACTCACCGCGCCCCTGTCGTCGACGGCCGGCGTGGCCGTCCAGACGATGCCGCCCCACCACAGGTCCCGGCCGCGCTCCACCCACAGCGCGGTCCGGCCGGGCACCACCGCCGCCTTGATCCGCGCGGCCATCGCCTCATCCGGCACCGCGAGGGATCCCCGCAGTGAACCGGTCTTGCCTATGTAGTCGTCGAAGCTGACCCCGTGGACGGGGAGCACATCCAGAAGTTGGTCCGTGCGCAAGTCCGTGAACAGGAACCGGTAGCCGGCCAGGGGTGTCATGCCGGGCCCTCCCACCGCAGCGCGGCGTAGCTGTACCGCCCGGGGACGTCGTCCAGGGCAGCTGCCGTGTAGATGTTCACCTCGATGAAGTCGCCGGCCTGGAGGACGACGGGGAGGGCGGTGGCGTGCCCTTGCCCGCCGTTGGAGCGGGCGACGAAGGACATGTGCCACTCCCGGACGCCACCGTTCTTGACGACCATGACGCGCGCCTGTTCAGCGCCGCCGGGCCATGTCTGCTGGACGTAGACGGTGTAGAGCCCACCGACCGGGGCGACCAGGCGGGTGGGGTTTGTCGGCGTCCACATCGAGGCGTCGGTACGCGCATCTGCGCCACTCCACTGCACCGTGGCGTAGCGGTTTGCCGCAAGGTTGTAGGTGTCGTCCTTGTGGACGGCGACGTAATGGCGCTCCGCCACGCTGCGCCAGCTCTCGCCGTCCCAGCGTTCCAGGCCACGGCCGTTGTCCCGGTACTGGCCGGGGTAGGCGCCGCTGTAGCCCAGGCTCCAGCCCCCGGCCTGGATACCGCCCATGGACACCGTGGTCCGGCGACGGTCGGACACGGCGCTGTCCCAGTCGATGCCGCCCGTTCCGGCGGACGTGCCGGGCGGCACCAGGATCTCGTACAGCTTTTCTGCCGTGCCGGAGGCCACGAGCGCCTCCGGGTGGGCGGACGGGGTGCCCTGCGCGACGATCAGTGCGGCCGTGGACTGGTTCGACCCATCGTAGGCGGAGTCATAGACCCGCAGGAGGATGGCGTCCTTCCGCGGGTACTGCGCGTCTCCGTCCGCGATCGTCAGCGTCTCCGGCTCGGTGACGGCCACCGGGTAAGCCCCCTGTACGGAGCTTCCGGTGATCACGGCGCGGCCGGTGCCGATGGTGCATTGCATCGCGCCGGCCGAGGTAATCGCGAACGGGGTTCCGCCTGGAACGACGCCTCCGCGCGAGGTGAGTTCGGCGTTCGGGGTCCAGGTGCCGACGGGCATCAGCCGGGTGTCCGCCCGGGTCTGTCCGCCGCCTGGGGCGTCCCGGTTGACCAGCCATCCGCTACGTACAGTCATGTTGCCTCTCACCAGAAAGCCGACCGCCACCGCACGGTGACGGACGCCAAGGGGTCGTAGAAACCGGACGCCGCCCGGAAGGCCAGGACGGAAACCCCGGGGTCGAACGTGAACGTCTGCTCCGGCACGCTGGACGCGGTCACGGTGTAGAGCCGTGACGCGGTGTCGTTGAGGACGGCGGTCCCGTCGGCGCAGTCGATGCGCAGGACATCGGACTCCGTGAGGGTGGTGTCGTACTCCAGGCGCCGGCCGGTGTGGAGCTGGAGGAGCGAGGGGCGGACCACCGGGCCCCGGAACTCCACGATCGGATGTGTGGGCGCCTCGCCGAGATTGGGTGCCGCCAGGTTGCCCGTGGACCCGGTGGCGCCCCATTCCAGGGGATAGTTCAGGCCGTCCGTCCAGTCCAGGCCGGGTTCCGGGGCCGGTAGCCCGCAGGTCACGCGGTTCTCCTGCGGTTCGTATCGGCGAGGGTCGGAGCACTCCCACACGATGCTCCCGAAGGGCTCCCCCTTGGTGTACCGGCGGTCGGCTGGGAGGGCTCGCCTAGTGACCCGGCCGCGCATCAGCCGCCGGGCCCCGGCGAGTTGGACGACCAGCTCCTGTTCTCGCTGGGTGGGGGCCGTGGCTCGGCGGAGGTCGGCCAGGAGCGCGGGGAAGCGCTCCTGGGGCTCCGGCAGGATCACGAAGTCCCACTGGAGAGTGCGGGTGCCGGCCAGGAGGTGGCCGGGCCATCCACCGTGTTGGGTCGGACGGAGCACGGTGGCCGCGTCCAGGTCGGGGAGGTCGTCCCACCCGGTCAGCTGCTCGCCCACGTACTCCGTGGTCTCGCCCATGAGCAGACCCGCGAATTCGATCTGCCCGTCCTGGGTGACCAGGTCCCCCGCTGCATTCAGTAGTTGTGGCACGTCACCCCCTCGCCTTCATGAGCCAATTCAGTTCACGCGCAACCTGGGCAGGCTGCATGTCGCCAGCGTGAAAGTGATCGATGTTGATGGACGCCGACGCCCGGCCCCGCAACGGACCGGGCCGGGCCGCTTCGGCCTGGGCCAGTACCGGCCGGGTGCCGACCATGGCCGGCATATCGGCGGTGATGCCGCCCAGTTGACGCTTCAGCGCCGGGACCTGGTCCTGAATGCCGCGCATGAAGCCCTTCAGCAACAGGCGGCCGTTCGGGGTCAGGATGCGGGCGTCCAGCTCCGCCGGGCCCTTCCAGTCCGGCAGCATGGACGTGATGCTGGACAGCTTGTTCCGCAGGCTGCTGATCATGGATGAGATACCGTCGATGAACCCTCGGATCAGGCTCGCACCCGCGTTCCACAGAGTGGAGCCGAGGTTGCCCAGAGCGTCCCGGGCCTGGCCGGGAAGGCTACGGATGTAGCCCACAGCGGTGCCGATGCCGCTGGAGATCTTGTTGCCCATCGACGACATGGCCGACCCCGCCGCGCTCGCCACATTGGAGCCCATGGCCCTGACCTGGGCCCACGCCCGCGAACCCAGGTCCGCGAAGTAACCGACCACGGCAGAGACGCCGGACAGGACGACGGAGCCGATCTTGGTAAAGACGCTCCCGAAGAACGACGCCAGCCCGGACAGTGCGGACTTTGCCGCGTCCAGCGCTCCGGAGAAGTCGCCGCGGAACAGCGCCACGATTGCCTTGATCGCGGGCACGACAACGCCCGTGATGTACTTCGATGCCAGCTCCGCCAGGACACCCGCCACCTTGCCCACCAGCGTGATCACCGGCGTAATGACCGGAACGAGAGCCTTCAACGCACCAGCCAGCAACGTGCCCAGGGCGGTGATGAGCGGGCCGCAGGCGACCAGGAGTTCACCCAGTGCCTTTCCGATCGTCGCCAGGGCGGGGGCCAGAGCGGTGATCAGCTGGCCCACGAGGTCACCCAGGATCGGTGCCAGTTGCCCGATCACGGAAAGGATCGGTCCCAGGATGCCCGGAAGCTGGGCCAGGATCGGCTTCAAGGCCGTCAGCAGCGCTCCTGCGATCTTCGCCACCAGGCCGCCAACGATCTCCAGCACCGGGCCCAAGGCCCCGGCCAGTTGGCTGATGAGCTGGGCGGCGATCGGCAGGATTGCGGCCAGGGCCTGAGCGACCACCTTGACCACCGGGGCCAGGCCGGCCCCCAGGCTCTGGGCCAGTTGCACGAAGACCGGCGCCAGGGTTCCGGCCGCGTTCTGTACTGGCCCGGCCAAGGTCGTGACCAGCGTGTTCAACAGCGGCATGGCCGCCTTCAACGCACCGCCCAAGACCTGGGAGACAGCCTTGCCGACCGCCGACACGGTCTCGAACAGAGCGCGGAACGTCTCCTGAGCCTCCGGTGTCGCCGTGACCTTGGCGGCCGTGGCCGCCAGCTCCGAGAGAAGCTGAAGGGCCCCGCCTCCGGCGTCGGCCGCCGCGCCCAGGACGTTGCCCAAGGCCCGGCCGACGTTGGCCAGGGCACCACCGAATTGCTCGGCCACGCCCACAGCGGCCACGATGGACCGTTGCATGGCACCGGAAGCGAACGACCGGTCCATCTTGGCCCGGAAGCGGTCCATGCCCTGGCCCATGGAGGCGGTCATTCGCTCCCACGTCGGGGCTGCTGCCGCGCCGAGCTGGACCAGGCCCTGGAGGACCGTTCCGGGTAGGCCGCGCATGTTCTGAAGTCCCCGGGTGGCGCCCCTTAGTGCCTTGCCCAGAGCGCCGTCCTGAGCCAGCGTGCGGGCCGTGACCAGCGCGTCCTTGCCCATGGCGTTCAGCGCGGACGCTGTGCCGGTGAGCTGGGTTTTCAGCACTGGAAGAACGGAGTTCGCCGTCCGGGTGAGCGTGTCGCCGAGGCCCTGGAACAGGGAACCTTGAACGGACTGCTTCACCTCATCCCACGCCGGCCCCAGTGCCTTGGTCTGGGTGACGAAGTCCTGAGCAGCCGGGGCGAGTTTTTCCATGGCTTCCGCGTCGCCCGACAGCGCGTCACTCAGGCCGGACATGCCGATCTTGAGAGCCGCACCCGCCGATGCCAGAGCCAGGACAGCCGGAGCAGCCACCCCGGCAGCGGGAGCCATGGAAGCGATGGAGGATGACAGTCCCGCCACCGCCGGGATGCTGGAGGCGGCCATGCTCAGCTTGCCCAGCGTCCCGATCAGGGACAGCACCTTGCGGCCGGCGTCGCCGGAGCTGCCTCCGACGTTGGATATCTCCCGGGTCAGCCGCTCCCGATCGAACTCGACGACGCGGGCCGGAATGGCTATCGGCGGCCGGATACGCGCCAACTCACCCCGCAGCCGGATGATTTCCCGCTCCGAGACTTCCAACTTGACGCCAAGAGCGGCGTCAGCGCCCTGGAGCCGTTCACGGAGTCGGGAACGGAACTCCGACAGGTCCGGGTCCACGTTGACGCGGACGCGGGCCAGCTTGGCGTTCAGTCGCCCGCGGAAGCCTTCGAGATCCGGGACGGCCTGGACCTGGACGCGGGCCCGCCGCTCGATGCGGTCCAAATACCGCTGGAGCGACACGGCGAAGTTGCTCGTGTCGGGAAGGACGCGGATCGAAAGGCGCCCTACCTCGCGGCCTCCGGGGCCGGCCATGACTTACCCCCTGGTGCAATGGGTCGGGCCAAGGGGTGTCCGGACAGGTCAAGGCGTGGCTTGTGCTTGTCCGCCTTGACCTGTGGAACAGCAACGGGAACGGGGTCCCGCTTGAGGCGTCCGCCAGAGACGCGGACGTTGTTGGCGTCGGCATAGCGCACGGCGTCCAACAGGGCTGCCAACAGGTGCGTTTGCACCGTCCAACCACGGTGTTCGGACCCTCCGGCCAGCGATGCGGCCAGGGCGGAATCCGGGGGCAGATGCTCGGTGAGCTGCCAGGCCCGACGGGGCGTAAGGGCGCCTCTCCACACGTCGGCCAAGTCCAGGCCGTAGAACCGCTGGAGATCCGCCCGCAACGCCCCGCCGTGGCCCTGGACTATCAGCTGTCCGAGCGCGGAGCTTCCCCCACCTGGGTCTCCTCCTGCCACTCACCAACGGTGCGGACGAACACAGCCAGCGGCCAGTCCTCCATCTCTGCCTTCAGCGCGGCCGGATTGTCGGACACCAGGAGGAGCAGGTCACGGATCTTCGGGACCAGTTCCTCCAGGTCCTCCGACCCGGTATCACCGAAGCGCGCGAGGATGGCGCGGGCGGCCTTCAGGCCGTTGTCGGGGAGCATGAGGATGTTGCGGAGCTGGACCGTTTCGCCGGCCCGTGTCTCCAGCGGCAGAGCTGTGTACTCCGCCGCCGCTTCCGCCATCATGTCCGCGCAAGAAATTGCCAAGGATTGCCTCCACAGTTCGTGTCGTGCGGTCCCAGGGAAGAGGTCTTCCGCCCGTCGGGACCGGCTAGTACTGCAACCGCACCTGAGGCTGTGAACTCAGCGTCTCAGGTAGGGGCGACGCCACCCTTGTGTTCGTGCGGGTGATCAGCGGCTCGATCGCCCGGAGGCGGCCGGCAGGGCCACCGCCCCGCCGTCCAGGTGATGATGCGCGCTCCTGGCCCGCGGCTCCGGTAGGTGTTGGGGTATGACCACCACATACAGCCTCGAAATGGGCAACACCGAGGTCGAGGACGTCCAAGACGTCTCCGGCCTCACCATCGGCGGGGAGGTCGTCGATACCCCCCGGGCCGGAGGGACGGATGAGCACACCTTCAGACTGCCCAGCAAGAAGCTCCGGTCGGGGCACATCATCATCACCCGCAGCCTCGAACGAAGTAAGAAGTTCACCGCGTTCATCCAGGACACGTTGAACAAGTCCAACGCTGACGGGGCTGGGCAGGACATCTCCGTCCTTATCCGCCAAGGCGACAAGACTGCTAGGCGCATCAACCTGTCGAACGCCCGGGCATCGAGGTGGAGCGGACCGGCCCCGGACACGGCCTCCAGCAGTCCGGCCCCCGAGACAGTCACCCTCATTTTCGAGGACATCACCGTCGTGTAGACGCACAACGCGCGGGCCCGGCTGCCATACCTTGGCAGCTGGACCACATGCGGTTGCAGTACTAGGCGGAAGAGGCCCGCGAACCCGTCGGCCGACGGGTTCGTTAGTCGCTGCTGTGCGGCGGGGGCGGGGGCTCCGGCGCCGCGACCTGCGCCCACTCACCGATGGCACCGCCCAGCTTCGCGGAGCCCAGGAACGTGCCCTTGATCGGGAACGACACGAAGTCGTCCGACGACATACCGACCGCGTCCGAGCCCAGGAGGGAGACGCGCGGGTGGTACAGCGGGAGGTAGTTGGTGCCGTCCACCAGGACCACCAAAAGCGCCTTAGTCTGCGGCGTCGGCGTGGCCGGGAGGCGGAACGACTTGTCCGCCTGAACAGCCGCCGGGCCCGCACCAAAGTAGAGCTGATACGTCAGAGCCGTGGCCTGGATGGACTTCATGGTGACGGAGTACGTCACGTCCGGCGTGGTGGCCCGCAACTTGGCGTTCTGCCACGACCCCTTAACCTCGGGGTCGTCACCGTCCCGGCCGAACTCGGGAAGATCATCAAGGCTGGTGTGGCCTATGGACTCCCAGCCGTCCCCCGGGTTGAGCAGGTCCTTGATATCGGTCGGCTTGGTCGTGTCCGGGTCTGCGATGTAGATGTAGCCGCCTGCCGCGACGAACGCGGCGTTGTCGATCAGAGCCAAACTGTTCTCCAGGGATAGGTCAGATGGGGCGCGCGCTCACGCGGTAGGTGGCCTGGAAGCGAAACAGGTCTGGCCCGACCACCGGTTCACCGGTCCGGATCTCCGCCGGACCGCTCACGTCTTCAAAGCGGGACAGATAGCCGTCCGTCCCCCGGTGCTGCGCCCGGCATGCCTCCGCCAGGATGACCCGCGCTGTGCGGGCCAGGCGGGAAGCGTCGCGCCGGTCGGGGGCCGCGCACTGCATGTCGATCAGGGCCACGTCGACGCCCATAGGGTTGGCCGTGCCACCGGGCACGCGACGGGCCACCACCAGCGGAAGCCGAGCCGCCCAGTCCTCCGGCCAGGCCACGCGCACCGTGGTACCGCCCAGGCCGGCGCGGAGCGCATCGACCACCAGGGCGTCCACGTCGGGAAGAACCGGCCTCATAGCCCCGCCTCCATCGCGTGAATGCCCGGCACCCAACGGCCGTTCGGGGCCAGGTGACCGTAGTTGATCGCGTACACCGCCGGGTCCTCCATAGTCACCGTGGAGTCCGTCCGGTTGGTGCGCACCTTCGTGTGGGCGGCCAAGGCCCCGGTGTGCCGGTGCGCTTCGACCACGGCCCGGACCCTGTCGGCCCGGTGGTCCAGTTCGTCCGCCACGGTGTCTCGCACGCCGCGCATGTGGGCCACGATGTTGTCCGTGGTGGGCTTCACCTCTGCCATGTCACGCCCGCTTTCGGATTGTTGCTACGTCGTGCGCTAGGCGCCGGCCTCCGCCGAACCGCTGGGGTTCGCCGACCACGGCCCAGGTGGCTCCGGCCCATTCGGCGCGGGACCAGGGTCCGGCTGGCAGGGACCGGGCGTACACGCGGTACTCGGTGCCGGTCAGGTAGCCGGCCTCTCCACTCTCGTCGGCGGTCGCCGGAAGAACACGGGCCCGGAGCGTCACTGGCTGGCCGGGACCGGGCTTGGTGCCGCCGTACCCGTCGTCCACCGGGACCGTGGGGTACACGGTCACCGTGTCCGGGCCGGATTCCAAGAGGCTCACAGCGAACCTCCCAGAGACTCCACGGGCACGGCGAAGATGCCGGAGGCCCCGACGGCCGCCCGGAGCATCCGCGCTTCCCCATCGGTCAGGCCGACCCCGACCGGGAGCGACGCGGGGAGCTGGTACTGGTAGGCGCCTTGCAGCTCCGACCGGTACCCCTCCGGATTGCGGACCCGCCGCTCCGCAGCCGCCAGCGTGATGGCCACCGCGACGGCCGGAGCCTTGGCCGGATCGGGCCACGCATCCCCGTACGCCCGCACAAGGACAGAGGCGTCCGCTAGAGCCGCCTCCGCCTGCGCTCGTTCCTCCACGACCAGTTCACGCCCCAGACGCTGTTCCAGGGCCGCTACGTCTGCGAGCGGAGTCACTCCGGCCGCTACTTGTCGGCCGGGGGCTTCGACGCGGTCGGCATGTCCAGCTTCACCGCGCGCACCAGGCGCTTGGCGTTGCCGACCTTGTCCGTCATGACGTTGTACCCGGCGTACACATTGAGGATGGAGCGGTCCCGCAGCTTGGCGGCGTCGTAGTCACGCACCCAGCGCATGGCCAGGCCGTTGTAGGACTGGCTGGAGCCGCTGGTCACACCGGCCGGAATGGCCGGGGCCCGGGTGGCCAGGACGAATGCGGACGGGACGAACGCGTAAGCGGCGCGCGGGTTGATCGCGTTGGACACCACCAGGTCGAACCCGGCCAGCCGGCCCAGCGTCGCCGAGCGGAGCGCGGAGTCCGAACCGGACTTGGACACATCGTTGATGCGGCCAGACTTCAGCAGCACAGTTTCCACGTCCGCGCCCATCAGGATCCTCCGACCCTCGGTGGGAACGTTCGCCTTGTTCAGGGCGGCACGGGCGTCCACGATGCCCAGCCACGGGTCCTTCTCGTCCACCGTGACGGTGTTGGCGTAGGTGGCGGTCTCGATCATGTTCGCCACGCCGGTATCAATCGCCTTGGCCACGGCGTTGACCTGGGGCTGGAGGACCTGGGAACCGAAGTCCTTGATGTCCAGGGTCAGTTCCTCGTCCGTGATTGCCACGGCTGAGTAGATGTCCTTATTGAGCTGAACGGTGGTGGAGTCCTCCGTCAGCTCGTCCAGGACGATGTCCGACGATCGGTCGTTGCGCCAGTCGTACTCGCGGGCGGTCGTGGTCGCCGGAATCCGGATAGTGACCGTGTCGTTCTTGGCACCGGTGAAGTCGAACCCACCGTTCGTCCACACCAGACGGGAGAGAACCATCTCTCGCTCAAGGAGACCCAGCGCCGTTGCCGTGATCTTCTCGGACTTCAGAAAGCTGTTAGCCATGTGCTCCGCTCAGGCTGGGCCCCGAGCCAGCACGCAGCACACCCAGGGCCTTGGACATGAACCCTTGGTTTTGGTGGTGCTCTAGTGCTCTGACCGGCAACGTTCACCGGGTTGGCGGTCGCGCTGTCAGGACCGGGCTGGAACCGTCTGACATGGCTCGTCCGGGTGACTCCCTGCCTCATCGTTCTGCGGAGGGGGTAGGTCTTCGTCGCGCCCCGCCGGGGTGCTCAAGCACCCTCCAATAGGAGAAACAACCATGGCTCAGGGCGTTGTGAAGTGGTTCAACTCGGAAAAGGGGTACGGATACATCTCGCCGGAGGGCGGGGGTCAGGATCTGTTCGTCCATTTCAGCGCGATCGAGAAGGATTGGAAGACCCTCGACGAGGGCGAGAAGGTGGAGTACGAGATCACAAATGGCACGAAGGGCCCGCAGGCAGTGCAGGTCAAGTCCATCTGACACCGAATCCGGTCGCCCACGACGCCTGCTCCACAGCCGTCGCCAACCCGGCGAACGTTCCCGGCCACGGCACTAGGTGCCGCCTACCGGCGGGCGCGCGGGATACTGGCGGCCAGCTCTCCCGGATCGCTGGGGACCGCCGTGACGGACGGATCGAGGCCGCCCCGGCCCATGCCGTCGCCTCGGCTGTGGAACAGCTTGGCCAGGGCCTTGGCGTCCGCCTCGCGGGCGTCCTCGTCGGCCTCGGTGATCCGGGCGGCCAGGGCGTCCGGCAGGTGGTAGCGGCGGGCCAGGCGCTCCCGGTGCAGCTCCGTCTCCAGCTCCGTGACCTGATCAGCCACGGCCTGGAACTCCTCCGGCGACCGGGCCGCCTTCAGGGCCTCCGCCGTTTCCCGCGCCTTGGTGCGGTACTTCGCTGCTTCCGCCCGTGCGGCCTTCAGCTCTGCGCGGAGGGCGTCGGCGTCCAGCTCCTGGCCGTCGCCCTGCTCCTCCGGCTGCTCCGGCTCCTCAACGCCGTTCGTCAGATCAGCCGGGGCCTGGCCGTCGTCGGCCGGAACGTCGGCCGGCTCTGCGGGGGTGGGGGTGGTCTCCATGCGGAACCTCTCAGCTTCGTGATGATTCGATGTGGCGACGCCAGGCCCGCCGGGCCTCTGCGTCGGTCATGCCGCAGGTGACCTGCTGCCATTGGCGGTCGTAGTCGCGGGCCTGGGGCGTCATGAAGTCATTCCGGCTGAACACCGGGACCGTTTGGCAGTGACATCCGTTGTGGTAGCGGGTCAGGTCCTCCCGGGCGACCGGCGGCCGACGATTCGCACGAACCCGCCCGTCCGGTGAGCCCTTCGGTTTGCGCCGGCCGCCTCCGGCCGCCGTGACCTGGGACGTGTAGATGGCGCCCCGACTGGCGAGCATGGCGCAGAACGCACACGGATTGCCGTCGGTCACCCGGGCCCAACCGACCACCCGCCGGTCCTGCTTCGACGCTTGGTCGATCAGATCCCGGCCGGCGCGCAGCGCCTCGCGGTCAGCCGCCCCCGCGGAAGACCGGCCGGCAGTATCCACCGTGTCCTCCAGCTCCTGGAGAAACCCACCGTCGTCCAACCGGCCCCGGTCTTGGTCGTCGTCGACCTGGTCCAGGTGCTGACGGACCTTGGCCGGCCCCTGGGATACCAGGGACGCCACGGCCGCCCGGTCGTGGGACTCCTCCGGCTCCTCCGGCCAGTCGAAACCGTCCAACCGGATCTCCTCGCCGTCGTCCGGCTCCGACGTGCGGATCGTGTCCGTCTGATCCGCCCAGTCCTCCCGCAACTCCCCCAGAGTCGTGGTCTCACCCACGTACTCCCCGGACAGGGGCGGCACGGTGTGCCCAGTCTCCAGGGCCCGGTAGAGGCGGTAAAACGCTGCTGCCTGGTCACGGGAGCGCCGCCGCTCGCGGCGGATCAACGCCAGCATCCAGGCCAGCCACGCCGAACCGCTCTCCTCCAAGGAGTGCGGGTTGACCCGCGACCACTGGCCCAGGGCCTGGGCCGCGACCTGGGCCCCAATGCGCTCCTGAGCCTGCCAGTGCTCTTCAACCAGAGTGACGGTCGCCCTACGCATCAAGGCCCCCAGCGGGCTCGGCAGCCACCACGGCGGAAGCCATGCGGTCCGCCATTCTCAGGCCGGGGTCGTCGGCCTCCTGGATCTGCGCCCACTCCTCCACGTCCCGGGCCGTCACACCCGGGATGCGCGACCACATCGCGCGGGGCGGAACCTGGAGCATCTGAACGGCCTTCCCCAGGGCGTCAACTGTCTGGGAGAGGCTGCGACTTTCCGCGTCCTTCCACAGCACTTCCGCCCGGGGGTCCGGTTCGACGCCCACCACCGTGGCGCACAGGGCCAGTACCTGTTCCCAGGACTCCCCAAGGGCGTCCTGGAACTCGGCAACGGCGCGAGACAGCGCCATCTCGGTGGAAGCCATGGCCTCCGCCGAGAGGTTCGTCAACGACCCGACGCCCAGGTACATGGGAGGTAGCTGGGACAGGGCGGCCATGTGCTTCGTCGCCAGCTCGATGGCGTCCAAGAACCCGCCGAGCGGGGTCTCGTCCAGCTGAGAAAAGCGCGTATCAGCGTCCGGGGCCACCAGGAACCGGGAGGCATCCGCCTGGATTGGCACCACCTCGGGCCGCCCGTTCCGGTCATAGAGGATCTCCCCGGTATCCGGGTCCCGCCGGAGCTCTGGCGCCATGCCACTGATCGTTCTGACCTTGAACGATCCGAAAGTTTGGGCCACCAGGAGATCAAAAACGGTCTGGTTGACCCGGTCCTGAATCGGGATCATCGGCTCCACCACACCCGTGACCCGGCCCTCCAGGTCAATGTCCGGCGCGAACCGCACCACCGGGCACACGGTGAAGCCGTGCGGCCGGGAGTCCAGGAGCCGAGGCCCCGCCTTGCCCCCGACGTAGAAGTCATGCACGTGTGTGGCGTCGTACAGCCAGGCCCGCGTCTCCACGCCCTCCCCGTCGGGGACGGTCTCCACCTGGAGCGCCCACAGCGGGCGCGCGTCGGCGGCCGGATCGTCGTACGCCGCATACAGCATCCGCGGGGACACACCCCGGATCACCGGCCGCTCCGGGCTCGATGGGTCCGGTAGGACCGTGACGAACGACTGGCCGTAGGTCAACGCAGCCCGGTGGACAGGGGTCTGGCACGAGTCCATCCGCTGGTCCTGCCAGACCCGCCACTCTGCCGGAGTCTCCTCCGACAGCCCCGGCCCGTCGGCACCATCCGTGCTCCGCCGGTACCCGTCCACGGCCATGGCCTGACTGGGCGTCTTCACCAGCAACGGCAGCCAGTTGGATATCGCACGCTTCGCCAGAAGCTTGTACTCCTCCGACGCGGTCCGGGGCGTATACGGGCCGTCGTGCTCGCCCCGCATGTAGCGATCGATGCGGTCCAGCCGCTCCCGCTCCACGCGCAGCCGAGAGAACCCGCGCTCCGCGCGCTCTGCCAAGGAGACGGTGGTGTCGGTCATGTGCTCCCCTCCGGGGCCTAGAAGAAGTACACGGCCCCGGACCTCTCAGGGGCCCGGCTCTTGCCGGATTCGATCAGTCGATGCCGCGCCAAGTCGGCCAACAGCGTGGCCGCGTAAGCATCGACCTTGTGGGCGGACTCCCGGTTGGCCTTCCCGAAGGACAAGCCGAACCGGTTCGGCCGACGCCTGGCGTTGAGGACATGCCGCCGAAGCGTGCGCCCCAGCGGAGCGTCCTCGCCCAGGTGTCGGGCCTGCCCGTCCTCCACGGCCGCCACCAGCCGTTCATTGGCCAGCGTCAGTTCCTGGAGGCCGCCACGCATGTCCCGGCCCACCGCCGAGTGCGGACTGGCCTTGATCACTAGGCGGTCCCGGAACTCCTCCGACCAGGCGTCCACGTAGCTCTCCCAGAGCGCCACGTCCGCGAAGAACGCCTGAACGTCGAAACGCTCCATGGCGTTGCGGACCACACCGTCCACCGCCTGGCGGTCAACCTCCCAGCCGTCGCCAGCCGGGCCGTCCGGCTTCTCCCACACGCCCAGGGGGACGATCAGGCGGTCCCGCACACGGACGGCCACCAGGGCCGTAGCGTCATCGGTCCGCCCACCGTCGAACCCGAGGGTCACCGCGTCGCCGTCCTCCAGACGGTCATCCACCGCGCAGTTATCCCAGTCCTCCGGACTGATCAACTGGTCCTCTGCCGTGACCAGTTGATTCAAGAACATGCGTTGGGAACGGCTCCGCGGCATGTGACCGGAGTAGATGGTGGAGACGATCCACTCCACGTCCAGCCAGTCCGCATCACCCCGGGCCGCAATGATCCCGGCCCGAAGCTGATCTGGGTCGGACAGGTCCACGGGCGGGGACTCCACGGAGTCGTAGTACAGGCCGGAATCCCGGCTCTTGCCCTCCGCCCATTTGCTCCAGGCGTGCCAGGTCTGCTCCGCCACGGAGTCCTCCCCAGGGAGGGGAGCGTTCGTGATCTCCATAGTTCGGGCGCCGCCACCACGGCTCTTGCCGACGTTGCCCGCGATGGTCATCGCCATTTCGTGGCCGCCGTTCGACGAGATCCAGTGATGGGTCTCGTTCATCACCACGAACGTGGACCGGCCGCCCTCCAGGGCACGCGGCGAGCTGGTCACCGCCTCGATCACGCCGCCCGCACGGGAGTAGATGATCTCCTTACCCAGGTCGATACCGAATTCCGCGACGCACTCCGGCGAGAACATGCCGGGAAACTACCTCATGGTGTTTCTGGTTTGGTCTTTGCTGACCGCGCAGACCTGGACCCACGGAGCCGGGTGCGGAACCGCTATCGGTGTCCCGTCCTCCCGCCATCCACCGAACCGGCAGGGGCCGATGAACTCCACGGCACACAGGGCCGCCAGGAACGGGTCTTTCCCCCACCCCTTCAGCCTTCGAATGGTGCCCTGCCGGCGCGTGAACTCCCCGTCGTCGTTGATCTCGAACCAGCGGAGCGCGATGCGGACCTGTTCGTCCGTGAACCGCCAGGGCCGGCCAGCGTCGGGCCCGTCCGGCTGGAGAAGGTAGCGGGAGGTCCACAGGAGCACTTTCCAGCCCAGGGTCCGCGTCGGGTCCGGCACGATGTCCGGCCACGTGCGCACGGGTTCAAACGTTAGGCTTGGCAAGGCGTCGCCTCCCCTCGAAACGACAGGGAGCGATGCCACTCCGCCGAGATAGTGCGATATCCAAGAACGGTCACTCCAATGGCACCGCCTGAAGCGCGTAACACGCGCCCCGGATATATTTTGGGCCTCGCATCCAAGGAGGAGACCGTGACCGGAAAAATTACCTACAAGAACGCTGCAAACGGCGACGTGCGAGATGTGCTTTGGCCCACCAGCGATGGCCAGGTTTTCAACTGGCACTCTGAAGGGGTGTCAGACCACGACCTCAAGAACGAAACACCCTACTGGCTGGCCATGTATTGGGAGCCTGACACCAAAGGACAGCCATACCAGGCAATCAGACCCTGGGGCCTCGACTATTCACACGGTGGAGGCTACGGAAGCGTGAAGATTCACGTCGAAAACCCAGAAATCCCAGAATGACGCGGTAGTCGGCCGAAGTTTCCAGGACAGCCTTTACACCGGCTCAGCCCAAGACTCTATCTCGACTCCCGGCCACCGTCACAACTGCCACCGCCCGCCGCCTTCCGATACGCATCCATGAGAGTCACGCGGGCCGCCTCCGCCGCGTCCTCCCCGGAGTCCTCCCGCTCCAACTCCACACGGGCCCGACGCCGGGCACCCTCCGTGGTCAGTAGGTCTGTCATCGCGGACATGACGGCTTGAAAGAGCTGGGCACTGAACTTGCCCTGGCACAGGTTTCGGCTCATGGCCTCCGCCACGTACACCGCCGTGAGCCAATCCGACTGTTCGTAGAACTGGGCCTGGCCGGAGTCCTTCAGAGACTGGAACCATCGCTTCGCAATCGGATGCCAAGAGCCATCGGCCCGCGGAATCGTCGGAGCCATACCGGCCTCCGCCTTCACCAGAGCCGGCCCGTCCGGCTCGTTGCGCCGTCGGCGCTGGTCACTGCGCTTCGGGACAGGGCCCGGCATGGTGTCACCTCCCAGGAGACGAGGAATCGTTCCGCCGACCCCGTACGGGTGACGCGACGCTTATCTGACCATTGGATTGGGCAACCACGACGACACTCAGACCAAATCACCGTGTCCGCACCCAACGGGATTGCTTTCAAGGAGGGTTCACATGCGCCGTATCGCCGCTGTCACTGTCGGAGCCGCCGCACTCCTCGGTGCATTCGCTGCACCCGTACAAGCCGCACCATCGGACATCGGAGCCGTCGTGAGCCTGGGCGACTCTTACATTTCCGGTGAAGCTGGACGCTGGCACGACAACGGCTCGGTTCAGTTCACTGGCAGTCTCGCCACACCCGGGTGCCACCGATCCGATGCAGCCGAGATCCGGTTTTCCGAAGCCTCCGGCCTGACGGCGAACGCCAACCCGGCATGCTCAGGGGCAACTACTCCAAGGTGATCTGAGGCTTCGCGCGGGGCCCTGACGACCTTGGAACCCGTACAGATTCCGAGCCGCTATCACGCTTCGGTCTTCCGGCCCGGCCGGAGAGGGGCACCCCCCAGGGTGAAACGGACACAGCGCAGGCGACGGCGCACGGAAGCGACGTTCATGGGATTGTCGTAACTCGACGTGTTCACCGTCGTTGGCAGCACATGAACACCGCCAAGCGCGCACTCACCACCCTTGCCCTCGCCGGGGCCGCCCTGTCAATGGCTGGAACCGCGCACGCGAGCCAGGTAATCGAAGCCAGTGGCAACCTGCGAATCAACCGCGACGAGTCGGTCAACTTCCATGCAGAGACCTTGGGGGACAGCGTGAATCAGGGGATCGGCAACGTGATCAGCCCCACGTCGGTCGTCGGCGGCCTCGCCAGCAGCCTGATCTAGCGCGACACTCACCCCAGCCCCCGGATGTAGCTCCACCGCGCCCTCCGCCAAGCGGCCCACAAGAACAGCGCTCGGAGATGCCGAACCCACCAACCTATGGAGAGGATGGCCAGCGTGCGCATTTCTCCGGTGCGCTCTCCCCGCCTCCGTGCGCCCCGAGCCGGAGGCGGGGAAAGCCCGGGGAGTGAAGGCACCCGCCTGCGCCCAGCCTCCGCATTCACCCGTTCGGGTCAGTCCGTCCCGTGCCCCGCATGCCCACTAACTGGCCGTGCGCATGCTGAAGGTAGGGGCTCGGTTCAGCGTGGCCCCGCCCACTAGTGCCCCCGGGAGGAGACCGCGATGGGGATCTTCGACAGGTTCAAGGACCAAGCCAAGGACAAGGCCAAGGACGTTTCCGACTCCGTTGAGGAAGAGATCAACGAGAAGACCGGCGGCAAGTACTCCGACCAAATCGGCAAGGGGGCGGATGCGATCAAGAACGCCATCCCCGAGCATGAGCAGCCCGAAACGCCTCCCTCTCCCGCATCTGAACCGCCAGATGAGGGCTGAGACTTGACCGGTCATCACAACTCCCCAGGGTGCGGCCTCTCCGGCCGCCTCCGCGACGGACGCCGCACCCTGGCCGCCGCGCCCTCCGCGCTGGACTTCCGCTCGTGATGCCAACCGCACAACGCCTGAAGGTTCGCCGGGTCGTGGTCGTCGCCCGGGACGACGTGGTCCACGTCCGTGGCCGGCGCCGCGCACCGCGCCCCCGTGTCCCGCAGGATTGCCACACACTGGAAGCCGTCCCGCTTCAGCACGGACAGGCGGCGGACCGGCCAGTCCGCGGGGAGGCGGGAACGTCGGTCGCTGCTGTACCAGGCCATAGCGACTCCTCCTTCAACAGCGTCAGTTAGCTGCGCGCCAGGGCCGCTCGCAGCGTCCGCCGGCCCGCGTCTGCTCGGGGCACCCGGGGACAGAGCAAAGGGGGCGGGGCTTACGGGGTATGGGGGCGGATCACTTCACGAGGAGTGGGGCATCGTTTCGCCACCTCTCGTTCGAGTGATCAGCGCTTGTTCGTATGGGGAGTTGGGCACCACTGGGGCAACTCGAACCAGGCGCCGAGTCAGCCCAAGTGCCCTTCAACAAACGGGAGTCACTATGCGTCGCATCACTGCCGTCACCTTGGGAGCTGCTGCGCTCCTTGGCGTCCTCTCTACCCCCGCCAACGCCGCTCCCCCAATCGGTAGTGGCCCGTCCGGTCAGCTCGATGTCGTGGGGAACGGGTTCGACACCGGGGTCACAGACATGCTGCCCGGCCTGAAGCCGACCGAGAAAGAATTGAGGAACCGTCTGGACCAGGCCCATAAAGAATTGGTGGGCGATCCGGACAACCCTGCACTTGTGGCCGCGTTCGCGGCGAAATTGAAGGCGTACGCCAATTTCGTGGAGGCGGCGAACAGCTTCCTCAAGACGATCAAAGACATCGAGACGTTCAAGAATATTACTGACGCCTCCAGCGTCAATGACCTGCACTGA